CGTTGAGGACGTAGCAGATTTTGCTGTTGTTGAACGCCTTACCGTGTGCCTGTCTGGTTGCGAGTGCGGTCGTTCCGGCTTCGGAAAGAACAGCCATCGGGTAAGACCCGGCGGCGTAGGTTCTGTTGATGAAAGCCTCCACGAGCGCATGAACGGCGGGGTCTACGCTGTCCACGCAGAGGACGTTGTAGGTGTAAGGCTCCAAAGCCGCAAGGGCTGCGGAGTACGCCGTGCTGTCCACCGTGGGATCGGTGCCTGCCGTGAACGCGGACTGGGTGACGGTTGCGAGGGTGCCGTTTCCGTCTGCCTCTTTCTCCGCCGTGAAGTTCTCGCTGTTGGCAAAAGCCGCCACGAGCGCAGCCGCTTCACCGCCGGTCGCGTTCTTGTCGAAGGTTACCTTCTCGAATTCTGCGGTGCCGTCGTAGATGATGCATTCGCGCTTCTCGGTGTTGATGAGGCTGTCGCGGATCGTCGCCGTGAAGGCTCTGCTTCCGACGTACTTGGCATTGATGGTCACAGCATCGACCGCCTCGGTCGCGCTGTCTTTGAGGGTGATGGTGCCAGCGGTGCCGCCGGTACCGACACGGACGAAGTAGCCCTTGATGTTTCCGGGTTCAAACATAACGGGGATCATGTCCTGCGACTGTCCGCTGCCGAAAACCTTCTTTACGTCCGTGCTGGGCAGGAGGGTGACTGCCTTGTTAAGCGGTCCCCAGTTGCCACGGAAAACACCGGCGATGATACCGTTCTTCGCACCGGCGGTCTGAATGCCTCCGGCGTTCTCGAAGCGGTGATATTCACCGGGTCTGACTTTGGTTTCGCCTACGATAAAAGTTCCCATAGGTTAGTTGACCTCCTTCGTTTTGAATTTGTCGATGATTTTCTTTGCTTCGCTCTTCGTGGTCTTTTTAACGCCTGCCACGCGCAGCGCAGCGGTTACGATATCAGGCGATACGGCTTCGTCGAAGATGGTACCCGCACCTGCCGCGAATTCCTCCACGGTGTATTCGGGTTCCGCCACGGCGATTTCCTTTTTGGGTGCTGCCATATTCGTGCCTCCTTATTGGTTTGTGGTTGCGTTCATCCGCCGGTCTGTCAGCGGGTGCGCGTATGGTTTCCTCCGCAAAAGACCGAAACGCACGAAGATGCGGAGTTGTCCTGCGGTGATTGCGTCGAGCGTGTTGTCTGCGGTCAGCTTCTGGATGAACATGGGCGATGTGTCGAGCATCGTCACTTCGCCGTCCAGAGCCAGAGCGTCCACGACGGTTTTCAGCCAGCTTGTTTCGTCTCCTCCTGCGAAAACGTGACCGGCGAGGGTTGCGTCCATCCACGCCACGGTGTTGGTCTCCCTCTGGGTCTGAATGGTTTCGAGCCGGAAATAAAAGGCGGGCTGGTTCGGTGTCGGTTCGGTTGTCTGCTGCAGGTCGCTGCTACCGATGACTACCGCGCTCGGTACGATGTTCTTGATGTATCTGTTGATCGCCAGCACGGGGTCGGGGTCTGTCGTGACCTGATTCGGGAAAGCGAAAACGTCAAAAGTCATCGTTATTCCGATGACAATGCCTCCGCCTTCTTTCTGCTGGTCGAACGGATCACTTCGCGCCCACGCCAGCGCGTATGGCGGAGCGTCGTCTGGCAGGAGAAAAACGCCGCAGAGGAGCTGTCGCACGGTTGGCTCCAGTTCCTCCGGCTGCGTTCCTTCCTCCGTTGCCCAGATGTTGAGAGTGAGGGTGCCGCTGGTTTTCCGTTCTGGGTTCCTTTGGTAGTCCACGACGTAATCAATACGGGGGTACTGCTTCTTCTTGCCCCAGCCGGTCGCTTTGTCGTCAGGCGCAGTCTGGAAGAACACGGCGGGTTTCTGTCCGTAGGACGTGAGGAGGCTTTCGAGGCTCTGGCTTTCTGTCAGCCTGCTGTAGATGAGGTCTTCAAGCGTCATCTTCGTCGCCTTCGTCCGTCTCTTCCTCGATGTCGGTCAAGTCTGCGCTCCACTTGATCTCCCACCTGCCTGCTTCCACCTCGCTCGCGGCGATGGTGTAGTAGTTCGTGACGTTCTTCGCGTCGGGAATGTAAAGGACGCGGATTTCGCTGTCCGTCACTCCCGCGACGATACCGTTCTGGGCTTTGTCCCACTTGTGGTATTTCGCCCTGATAAAGTCGCCTTTTTTGATTGCCGTTCCGTCAAAGGCTACGGCATTACTCTCTTTGAGTATCGACATTGGCTTTCCTCCTCTCACTTGGTTTTAAGGGTTGAGAAAATCTGGACGACCTTCGGTCTGGCGGTGTCTATGATTTTCTGTTTGTATGGTCTGGGTGCTATCTTTCCGCCGGGGGTTCCGTTTTCGAGGGTTTCTGCATACGGCACGTCTGTGTAGATGCCTGCCGTGTAGTTTCCTTTGCCGTCTCCCGTGGCTTTCATGCCCCACGACATACGGAGCATACCAGTCCGAACGGCGGGCGGTTCGCCCGGTGCCGATGCGGTGTAGTATGTCTTCGTGTATGGTTTTTTGTACCGTCTGCCGCTTCGCTGTCCGCGCAGCACGTTGAGGGCTGCGTTTCGCAGTTCGTTGGCGGCTCTGACGGCACAGGACTTCGCTTTGGTGTCGGTTTCCCTGACGGTCTGCTGGATGCGCTGCTGCATCTCCTTCTCGATTTCTGACCAGTTAACTTTCATCGTGTGCGTCGCTCCTCTCCTCGCAGTAGTAGAGCGTCCATAAGCCCTGATCGCCCGGATCGTCCACGCCCTGCACATAGAAGGTCTTGTCTGCCATGATGAGGCGGTCGCCTTCTTTGGCTTTCGGTTTCCCTCTGTGGCTGATGACGTGGCTGATGGGGTGTTCGAGCTGCTGGTACTGTAGCTTCTGCTCCGGCGTTGCTCCGCACAGGATCGCTTTCATGAACGTCGGGTGGTCAGCGTCGTATGCGTCTATGGCGCGTCCTCGGCTGTTTGTGGCTTCCGTCTTGGCTTCGACCGTGAAATCCTTCCAGAGGTTTTCGGGTCTGTTATACAAGGCGGCCGCCTCCTTCCGTTCCTCCTGCGTTCGGGTTTTCGTGCATTCCCTCGTAGAAGTAGTGGTCTCCGCTGATTGCGGTCGGGTTCACGCTCGGTACCGACATACCGATGATTTCGGCTTTGAGTTGGTCGTACATCGCCTTCCAGCTGTCGTGCCGTTGCCGGAGCGAAAGCGAAAGGGGACCGACCTTCTCGTCCACCTCGTAGGAAAACCGGCGCATGATGCTCTCGACAAGCGCGAGCTTCGCCTTTCTCCACGATTTCGGGTTGGCTGCAAGCACCGCCTCGTACTCCTCGTCGGAAAGGGCGGCGGTCTGACCTTCGCCCTCGACTTCGGTGTCGCCGAGTTCAAAGCGCATCCTGTCTTTTCCTCTTGCTCCGACTTGCGTCGGGTCGTATGAGTAGGTGCGTCTTGCCATTACTCGTCACCGCCTTCGGCTTTCAGTTCCGTCACGCGGTTGCGGATGGCTTTCTTGAGCGTGCTGTTCTTGGCGCAGGCATCAATGAGGATGAGGGCGTTCTCGGTTTCGACGGCTTTCACCGCGTCCGATGCGTCCTCCACTTTCATCTGCAGTACCTCGAACGCTTTCAGGATGTCCTCACGGCTCGCAGGAAGCCCCAGAACGCCGTCTTCCGTGTTGATGGGTATTTCTATACCCTCCACGGGTTCGGGCGTTCTGGCGGTCGTTTCTGCGCCCTCTGTGGCTCCTATGTTGGTCTCGGCGATTACGCCGTTCTTCAAAAGCGCGGGTACGCGGGAAGGGAGAACGGCATCAGCCGGAATGAGCGATCCTGCGGCGAGCTTCTCGCCGTTGATGACCGACGCTTTAAGCAAAATATAGCCGTTCATCTGCTCTCCCTCCTTATACGCAGGACTTGAAGTAGATAGCGAGGTCGTCGCAGGTCTTCTTCATGTCGCAGGACATAAGTCCTTCGATGAATTCGCTGTGGGTGCCTTTCTCGCCTTCGTACTGGTCAAATGCGACGTGCTGACCGTTGCCGAGCATATCCCACGTGAAGATGTAACCGGCGGACGGTTCGTCGATGGCGGGTGCGCTGGTAGCGTAGCAGAGGAGTGCGCCCTTCGGGTCGCAGATGAAGTCCATGTTTTCGCCGCCGATGCCTGCCTTGTTGTAGGTGCTTTCAAGCACTACGACCTCGTCAAGACCGAAGAGTTCAGCGAGAACCTTCTCGTTGACGATGGCGGGGTTGGCGGAGCTGCCGGTGTACTTCACGCGCTCGATGATGTCGCCGTGGTTGCGGAGTGCGTTGTACGCATCAACACCGAGGGCGAGCTTGTTCGGGTTTCTGCGGCCAGCGAGGCGGATGTCCTTCTTGCGCTCGTCGAAGAAATGAACGGGGTCAAAGTTCGCGTCGCTGAATTTCAACATCTGGTTGGTGGACGGGCTGGAGGCTACGCCTTCGTACTCGTTGTTCCACACACCGGCTTTGAAGAAGTTCGCGGCGAAGAGGATGTCCTGATGCATGAGCATCTGCTCGGTAGCGAAGCGCACCTTTGCGCGGCGCGGGTCGGCTACGCCGGGAGCGTGGCTCCTCTGGAAGTCGAGGGTGTTGATCTGGTCGATGCCCACGATGATCTGATCGACTTCGCACTTGTAGGTGTTGTCGGTCTGACCCATGATGGCGGGCTGAACCTTACCGAAGGCGGGCTTGCGGCTCACGTTGTCGCGGGCGAGGTCTGCCTTGCTGAAGGTGTAGTAAAAGCTGCTGGACTGGGTGACGGGGCAAATCGGGAAGATTTTAGTCGCCACGAAGTCGGCGGGGTTGGCGAAAAACGCCATAGAGAGATTGGTCAGGTAGTTGTTGGGCTTCCAGCCTTTGGCGATGGCAGCCTGAATACCTGCGTTGTTCTTTGCATTCATTGTCTGTTCCTCCTTCTATTAGTCTTCTGCGGATGCTTCGACAGGCACATAGCCGGACTTGACGATCTGAACCTTGATCACGTCGTTGCTGCTGCCAGCTTCGAGCGCGATTGCGAGGATGTAGTCGCCTTCGTCTGCGGTTACGGCTTTGCCGTTTGCGTCGGTTGCGAGTTCATCGCCTGCGGCAATTGTGCCGCCTGCTTTCCAGAGACCGCATTCCTTGATCTGAACGCTGACGGTTTCGCCAGCCTTGTGGTTGCCTTCCTCGGCTCCGATGAGACCGAGAACACATTCGCCAGCGGTGCTGGCTTTCACGATTTTGCCGTTGTTGTCGAATTTCGCAGCGAGGAATTCCGCGCCGGAAAGATCAGCGGCTGCGACACCCGCGATGACGGGGCTGTCGTTGATGGTAGTTCCGTAATAGCTCATTGTTCTTCCTCCTTATCTGTTCTGCTCGTAGTCAGCTACGAGTTCGGGGTGCTGTTCGCAGGCTTTGTCGATTGCCTGTGCGCGGGTCATGGTCGGGGCTGCCTTCATGATCTCGTCAGCGTGCTTTTCGATCTGCGTCCATGCGTCGGGCTGACCGCTGCCGGACTTGCCGACTTCGGAAAATGCGCCGGACTTCTCGACGGTCGCGAGGGACTGGTCGAGAACGCCGATCATGTCGTCGTAGGCGGTGCCGCCTGCGGCTTTGAGGGTCTTCAGGGTTTTGGCGAGTTCCTCCGGCTTCTTGCCGAGGATTTCGTACTTCTTGGCGACGCTCTGAAGCTCGCGGTCTTCTGCCTCATCGGCTCTCTTGCGGAGTTCCTTCAGCTCGGCTGCGACAGCGGGGTGGAGACCCTTGTAGATGTCGTCGCCTGCGGGTTCGTTGCCAGCGGGTTCCGTGGTCTTGTTCTTGTCCACGGGGTCGGTGGCGGGTGCGGGGTCTTCCTGAATGCCAGCCTTTGCGATGATAGCATCGTACTGGGCGACTTCTTCAGGAGTGAGTTTGCTCTTGTCGATCTTCATGTCTTCATCGACTCCTTTCTGTGTTTTGGTTGTTTCTTTGGCTGCTTTGGGGTCTTTTCCGTCCCCATTGGTATTCTTGGCGGGATCGTCGCCGGTCGGATCGTTCTTGTCGTCGTCCGCAGGCGCAGGGTCAGCCGCCTTCTTCGTTTCCGTACTTTCGTTGATGTCAAAGCCGAGGGCTTTGGCAAAAGCAAGCAGTACGCGCTTCATGACGTTCGCCTCGGTCCCGCCGTCGTCGGACGCGGGAGGAGTTGCCGGTTCCGGCTTCGACTTGAAGAGGAGAACGTCCGCCTTCTTGTTGTCGCCTTCCGGCACGAATGCCACCTTTGTGATTTCCAGATTTTCGAGCTTCTGCATTTGCGCTTACCTCCTTTCTGCGGAATTTATAAACAGGGGCGTGGGTTTTCGCCCCGGTTTACCGTTCAAATCTCCACGCGGCTCGCTGTGCCTTCGATGGAGAACATGGTGTATTCGCCGGACTTGATTTTCTTCCAGACGTCTTCGTCCGAAACCTCAAAACCGACCCACCATCCTTCGGGCATCGTTCCTGCCGGAATGCCGAGGGCTTCCGCCTTCTCTTTGGTGAATACCATTGATTCGATGCAGGTGCCGATCCCGCCGCGCTCGTGGCAGTCGCTGCCGTCGCGGTAGAATTTGACGAATTTGTACGCGGCTTTTTCCAGCTCGGTGATTTCCAGCACGTCTCCACTGTGGTCTACGCACTGGTCGCCGGTCTTGGTGACGCTCTGATAAGCCCAGCCGAATGCGATATGCTTGTCGTCGCTGTGCTTCTTAATCTCAAAGGTTCCGCTGATGGTTCCGTGTTCCATGTCGCTTTTCTCCTTTCGTTATTCCGCTTCCACGTAGCACAATGCGCACCTGCAGCGCGGGTGTGCCGGAGGCGTTTGTTTTTGCCCTTCGTAGAGGGTTCTGCCTTTGTACTCGAATGTATCGCCGAGGTCGATTGTCGTTCCGTCGAGGTCGGCACAAATGCCGCATACGCCTTCATCGGCTGCGGTACTCCATTGTGCTTTCATCTTCGGCAGAAGTCCTTCGTCCACGGCTTGATGAATAGCGTCGTCCGCGCCTTTGTTGTAGGCGTAGGCGAGTTCGGTCTCGGCTATTGCCATAGCCCGTTCCCGGTGCTGCCTTCCGGCGTATCGGTACGCTGATTCTCTGGCTCGTTTCGCCGCCTGCTTTTCGGCGGTCGCTTCCTTCATGTTCGGGTACTTCTCCATGAGGTTCTTTTTGAGGGCTTCTTTGCAGCTCTCGTAGTAGTGGGCGTTGGCGAGTGCCTGCGGTTCCGTCAGCCCGATTGTCGGGCGGATGATCCGCGACAGTTCGTCCACCGTCATGTTGCCCTTTGCGGTGTATCTAATCATTGACGATACGGCTTCTTGGGCTTCCTCGCTCATCTGGGTTATCCATTCGGCACCGTGGACTGTTATCCAGTTGTCAATGCCTACCTGCATCGGCGCGTAAATGTCCGCGCCGGAGAGGAGTGCGGCCGCCAGTTCTTTTCCGGCGGTGGTCGTCGCTGTTTCGAGCATCGGCTTCAGGTATTTGTTGAAAAATACGGCGTAGTCGCCTTGCCATGCTTTGAATGTCTCCTCGGTAAGTGTGCCGATCAGAATTGCCTCGCGCAGTTCCTTGTATGTGATGGCTGCGCTCTGGTCGTCCCACGTTCTCAAAAGAAAACGGACGAGCTGTGGGTTGCTCCTGTTCAGGAAGGAGTTCAGGCGGTCGAGTGCGGCATATTGCGCCTTGCTTTTTCGCTTTTTCGCTATGGGCTTTACCCGCCCGTGAGGTTTGCGCTGTGCCATCACTTCGCCGCCTTCCTTCCCAGCCGTTTTCGTGCGGCTGCTATTTTTTCGAGGTCATCTTCGTCCTCGTCTTCCTCTGTCTCCTGATCGTCGTCAGAGCCTCCGCCGCTGCTGGGCGTTATTCCGGCTCCTTCTTCGGTGTCAGGTGCTTCGGTGTTCACCTGCGCGGCGTTGTTCTGGTTCCCGTTGGTATCGGTCCCGCCGTCGCTGGCTGATGTGTCTTCTCGCTCGTCCCAGTCTTCGAGGCGTTCCGGCATTCCTGCCGCTTCACGCACGAAGTCCTCCACGCTTTCGTCCGGCAGGAGTGCGCCGCAGGTGATCATCTTGTGGATGAAGTCGCCCAGCTTTTCAAGGTTCGCGTCCTCCACGTCGCCGTGAATGAGTGTCGGGTAGTCTGTGATGCCGGAGAAGTGGTCTCCGTTGATGTCAATCAGGGCAGGGATCGCTTGGTTGTTGAAAACCTCGCATATAATGTCGAGGTAGCTTCCGATTGCCATGCTGAACATCTTCGTCTTGTCGCTCGAAAGGGCGAAGCTGCCGACGTTCTGGTGTCCCAGAAGGATGAAGTCCGCCATGCAGGTCATGGCGATTCGGCTGTCGTACCTTTCGATGATTGCGCCTGTGTCAAACTGTCGCTGTCCGCCGGTACTCAGGAGTTTGAGTTCCCAGCCGGACGGCAAGGTCAGCCCTTCGAGGCTGTCCCTTCTGATGTTCTGGACGACGCGATCCGCTGCGGCTCTGATTGCCGTCATGTCTGGGTCGTCTTCGTCCCAGATGTTCATTCCTTCGGGTGCGGTCAAAACAGGGAAGCCCGCGAGGTCTCTCTCTACGCCGATGCCTTCGATTTCCTGAATGCGGCGTTTGAAGTACCAGTCGCGGTATGCGTTTCGCAGTATGCTGCGCCCTTCGGGGTTTCCTTTGCGGGATTTCGTCTTGAACAGAAGCAGTTTCTCCGCAGGGATTTCGATTAAACCGAAATCGGGAGGCGGGTTCTGGACGATGCCGGTGATGTTGTCGTTGTCATCGTAGAGCCATTCGTATAGGGTGTCTTGGCTTCGGATCGGTAGCTTCTGCCAGCCGATCAGTCCGTCTGTGTATTTGGAGCGCAGGCGTGGGTCTCCGCGCTTGCCGCACCGTCTCTTGTACACGATTTCGTGGGCAGACCAGCCGTAAGTCAGAAACGAGAGGATTTCGCTGATGGTGTCGCTCCATGTGTCCTGCATATCGTCCATGCATTGCAGCACGAAGTCCCGCGCTTCCTCGTCCGCCGGTGTGGTTCCGCCTGCCTGAACATCCCACGTCGCTTGTCGTATCAGCATTTCGATGGAGAATAGGATCGCGCCGATTGTGTCGTCGTTCTCGCTCATCTCCTGATAGACCGCCATTCCATTGCGTCCTTGCAGCTCTTTGAGGAATTCCTCGTAAAAAAAGCCGCCGTATCGCTTCTGTCCGAGGCGACCGAGTTCTTTTAGGCTTGTCATGATTCGTGTTCCTCCTTTCTTTCGTCGATAAAAT